GGCGCCATTCCAGCCGCTTGTATCGGATACCCCTTGTTTGTCATATCCCTGTGCTACCATGTAAGCCGCAACAGCGTTGAAAGCGGAATCCGTAGCTGTATAGATAGGACCGGGCTTGTATACGCTATTGCCCCATTGTTTGACGTTTACAACGCAACGCGCGCCAATATGACCTTTAGAGTCTACCGCATAGACAATCTTAAAGTCACCGCTTGCATATACTTCGGCGGGATGGATTGGCAATCCTGATCTAAAATCAGATTTATCGTGCCGCATACAAGAACCGGAAAGACTCTTAGCATAAAGCTTAAACTCATTATTGAATGACAGATTCGGGTTAGTCGTCTTTGATTGCGTGCCGCTATAGGCCAGTGCAAAACAGTCCGCTTCCGTTGACTCTTTTACGGTATAAGCAATGTCCGCGAATTGTTCCTTAAACCATTCTGCAAAGGCGGCACAAAAGGACTCCGTTGCGAAAGGTAGAATCCGCTTGATAATTTTGCCCGGCTTACCGCTTAGACGTATGTCCCGATTAAACTTATCCTTGGACTCGTATATCGCCAGATTCATGGGGTTGTCTTTTGCCTGCGCAGGCTGGAAACAATTGAAAAGGCGATACCAATATTCAGAAAAGTTATGATCTGGCAACAATCCGGCATGACGCAAGCCTGTCATTTCTGCGCGCAAGTAACGCTGAATAGGATAGGACTCATGCCGTTCTGAAATTGATGTAAAGTCATAGCTAGTTGGGTCATCAGCCAGACCCCATGACTTGAGGTGTTGCACAAACAAGGAGTCGTTAGCTTGAGTCGGGTTTTCCATAGCGTGAGTCCTTTCTTTGATTGCGTTACATTGCCAGAAGCGAAACAATTACCATATAGCAAGAGGCACAAAGCATGACAGTTGCCAGTATGTCGCGGATAAAGCCGGTACGTTTCATATCGTGAGTCCTTTTGTTTAGTTGCTTCGGATTAGGCGCAGGGAAACATATCCATGCGGTATTGATTGTTGTCATAACGAAACATGACAGTTTTCCGGTCGAACGCGTCGAATTCATCCATTTCAAATGACCCTTGAATCAACCGCGCCTCATCTTTGAACCAGACTTTCTTTCCGTCACATACCGCGACAATGTTTTGCCCATTGGCGGTATACTTGCGGCCCGTGTTGAATTCGATGCGTTCCATTTCGTTTCTTCCTTTTGTGTGTGTTTCGTTTGCCTTGCCGAACTAGTGACTTTTGCCGATTCCGTTGTCAACAGGTTAAAACTCAAAACGTGATCAATCTGAAACAATTGAAACAATATGTTACCAAAAAACAGGAACGAATCGTGAATATAGGCTCAAAAACCTTGTCAAGCTGTTTCTGTTTTCCGGCTATTTCAGGCATATTGATTGACCCAAAAGAGGCGGGACAGAGGACGATTCGAATGAAACACGATTCAATAACTCGTGATTATCTATATTCAAATATTCAAATGTGTTAATTCCCGACAGTTTTGGTATGTAATTCGGATTAACTAAATCAGAGTGAGTTAAGAAAGAATATTTCTTGACCGTTTCAGTATGTAAATCAGCTTAACTAAATCAGAGTGATTTAAGTAATAAAATAATCACGACCATTCGACTCGTGATAGCGCTAACGCCGCGCCGCAGCAATGCACCCGCAGCAATCGTGCCGCAACGCAGAAAGACTGGATTCAAGCTGACCCCCCACAGAGGAAATGAGCACCCCACTAGAGGAAATGAGCACCTCTCCCGAGGAAATTTCGAGCTTAACCCTACCGTGAAAATTTCTGGCCTGACCCCTACCGTGAAAATTTCGAGTTTGACTTGACAAACCTGTTCATACAACCTATGTAACTATCTTAACCCCCACAATAGGAATTGTTCAGATGAACGGAAAAGATTATATTAGACTGCCACACATCAAAGAAGAGATTAGAATTAGGTTTAATTATGAACCCCTTACTGGCAAACTGACTTGGGCTTATCGGGATGAGTCCATTAAACAGAATGTTTACTTTAACGAGACTGTCGCTGGAAAATTAGCGGGTAAAGTCTATACACACCACAAAGACGGTTATAAAAACGAAAGAGTGGGGTTAGACATATTTGGTAAAAAAGTTAACCTAACTACCGCAAGGGTTTGTTGGCTTGTTCAAACAGGGGATTGGCCTGAATACACTATTGACCATATCAATGGAGATTCAACAGACAATCGTTGGGAGAACCTTCGTGATGTCACTCAAGGCGTTAATAACGCAAATAAAAAGCCATATAAATGTAATAGTGTTGGTTATAAAGGTGTCAACTTTCATCACAATAAGTATTGGGCAAGGTTCTCCCACAAAAAAGTCACTTATTGTCTAGGTCATTACGATACACCAGAAGAAGCCGCTCGTGCATACGACAAGAAAGCTCTTGAGTTATGGGGTGAACGTGCTGTACTGAACTTCCCTGAAGTTAACAGCTTGACGAATCACCAGTGACCAACTATAACTAAGAACTCAGACGACCTCAGATATACCTAAGCAGGCGAAGCTTGCGCTTCTTGACGAACAGGAAACAAAATGACCTTCGACATGACAAGCAGTCGTGACTGCGCCACTCAAACAACAAAAACTACCACCAAAACTTACGTAGCACCTAACTTCATCGACATGCTTGCATACAAGCGCCCAGATGGTTCTCGTTACCAGAAGAAGTTCTGCCGTAGGTTCCTTGAGCCAGTGTTCGGTAAGCCTGACGTTTATGGCAACTATACACTAATCCTTGGTGACAATCCCCGTGTTGCCTTCATGTCCCACCACGATACAGTTCACCACTCAGATGGTAGACAGATCGTTCAGATCATGGACGACCATGTGTTTTCTTCTGGTAATGACTGCCTCGGTGCTGACTGTACTACAGGTATCTACATCATGTTGCGTATGATCGAAGAGAGTGTCCCCGGTGTCTATGTTGTACATGCTGGCGAAGAGATTGGTTGCGTAGGTTCCAGTGCTCTAGTCAAAGACTTCCCAGCGTGGATTGGTCAGGTCGATGCCGCTATCAGCTTTGACCGTAAGGGCTATACCAGTATCATCACTCACCAGATGGGTGCTCGTACATGCTCTGACGCCTTCGCTGACAGCCTTGCTGATATCCTTGACCTATCTATGGTAAAAGATACCACAGGTGCGTACACTGACAGTAATGAGTATATCGACTATATCTCAGAGTGTACCAATATCTCTGTTGGTTACTTCAATCAGCACACTAAGAAAGAGAGCCAAGACTTAGTGTTCCTTGAGTACCTTATCCAAGCTCTTGTTGTGGCAGACTGGTCTAAGCTTGTCTTCAAGCGTGCTCTTGGTGCTGTAGAGTATAGCACATATGACAAAGGTCCTTATAAGGCAGTTCGTAAAGTGTCTACCTATGACTACTATGATGACCCTTGGAATGACAGCTATTTAGATGATGAGCCTGATTGTGGTGACATCAAATCTGTAATGAAGCGTTACCCTGATCAGGTTGCACAAATCTTGCAGTCCTATGGCTACTCTGCTGATGGTCTGCTTGATGACTGCATTGACCTCAAAGAGAAGTGGCAGAGAAACTTTAGGCACTAATCACTTGACGAATCACTCTGGTTATGCGACACACAATGAAAGAGTGAGTAGACACTTCGTCTACGACTACGTGGAGAAAATCACATGGACTACCTGAACGTCTACCTAACCAAAGAGCCTTTCGGTCAGCTTGAGGTTTGTGTTGCAATCGTTGACCACGGTGACGGTGCTTGGGTCTACTACAGCGATACAGGCTATCAGTACGAAATCTTCGATGAGCCTGACCTAGTGTACCAAGAGTCCTTTGACATTGACGGTAACAATGTAGAGTTGACCAAGCGTGAGATTGATAGAGTCTTGGAAATAGCTAATGAGACTTATTGGGAAAAGTACTCAAATAATGTTTATGCGTAAGAAGCAGTTGACCACAAAGGACAAAAGCTCTTGACAAACCTGTACGAATCGTTCTATAACACACTCATGCAAGACCTAGAGGAGATGGCAATGACTGATGTAATCGAGAAATTCAACCCTATTCAGATCGGCCTCAACAACTTCAAAGTGACTTTCCGTAAGGCTAACAGTGATGAAGTTCGCACTATGACCTGTAACTTCTTTGACAAGCCTACAGAGCAAGAGCAAGAAGAAGTTCTGTACTACATGATGAGCTTTGATAGCAAGGACCTGATCAAAGTGTATGACCTTGATGCTGGTCATTGGAAATCGTTCTACCAGTCTCGTGTTGTCTCTTGGGAGATTCTATAATGGTTTCTTTTGAGGATTGGTTTAATAAAGAAGGCTTCTTCAAGCTACACAAAACTTTCAAGAATGCTCTTGAAGAAGCCTACATTGCAGGGTTCGACGCTTGCAGAGACAAATGGGGTGGTCTCACATATCAACAAACTATGGAGGATGAGGAATAATGGCTCTCTGTTACAAAGACATGACCTTTTGTGTGGCAGGAGATAACTGTCAGACCGCCCTCAATGGTCAATGCCACAGATACATGAGTGACTACCACAAAGCTAATGCAGAGGCTTGGGCAAGCTCTATGGCTTGGGCCTATACCCCTGTGGCATGGTCTGACTACAGCAAGCGATGTGAATACTACAAGCCTGTCGATAAAGACTGGAAATGGGAAGGATTTGACTTTGACTGACTACAATGACGATAAGATACACGGATGGAACGGTGGTGATTGCCCTGTTCACCCACTCACAGAGGTAAAACTCTACTTCAAGATGCGTACTACATCAGGTAGTGTATTTGTGGCTGACACAGTGAGTTGGTTGCACCACGATGAGAGCGATGACATCATTGCCTTTCAGGTGGTGAAAGAGTACAAAGAGCCTATGGTAGTGTGGATGAACCTGTATAATTATGGCTGTGCCTACACCTACAAAACTAAAGAACAGGCAATAGAATCCAGTGGGAAAGGTGCTCAACGAATTGCTATAAAGCTTATTGAGGTACAAGAATGACTGATGATGAAGCAATCCGCAATATCATTGGGGACACACCAGCTTATTGGATAGACTTTGAGGATAAGGACACGTGGTTTCAAGACCCTGAGCTAACTGTTCCAGCTTTGTACCGAGAAGATGTACGTTACGTAAAGAACAAAGCTGGTCCGGGTTATATGCAGATCGTAAGTATTGAAAAAGACAATCAAGACCGACATTACGTTGAGAGCAGCGATGATATCAGCTTGCATAGTTATCTATTGACGAATAGGCCGCTACACTTATTGAACAATCTAGAAGCAATCGAACAACGGTTCATGCAGGACATGGGCATATATCCAAAGGTACAAGAATGACTGATGCCACAAGTGTAGACGAAGATCAGCCTTGGATTGACTTCTGTGATAGCATCAGGGATACACTTCCTGATAATGCAACAGCCATCCAGCTAGGTTCTTTTTTCTACTGGATTATGGCCCTCTACAGGCACTCTCCTAACTCTATGCACCTAGCGATGTCCTTGGCCCTAGATGACTACCAGCGATCAGAATGGAGCGTCCCAGATGGCACAGTCTTACACTAGGAGCGCAAGCTCCGCCTGCTGTGATAAGTCGTATTACAACACAGACGGATTGATCCCTATCCAAGCATACATCCATCAGCTACAACAGCAGTTAGTAGAGCAAGACTGGAACAGGGACTACAGAAACTCTGAGATGACCCAGAGAGAGCTTCTTCATGTACTAGACTACCAAGAGAAGACAGGCAGCATGTACTACCCGATGTTCTAAGCATAAGAAAACCTCTAGGGGCTACCCCTACAGTGAGGGACTCCTAGAGGTCATACATCTTATAGTCTTCTTTATACAGTATATAATAAGCCACGAGAGTACTAGATCAGTTAGCTTACTCAGGGAGTATATACTCAGGGGGCACACAACCCTATAGTTACATAGGGTCCAGAAGGTCGTTGTCAAGGGTTCCTACAGATCACGATTTGTTTCAAGTAGTGTAACATCAAACAGACCTTGCTTTTCCTTGAGGGACAGCTTAGATATTACATCCAAGAGAAGGAGACTTGATGATGGATGAACTGGACCCAGATCGGTTGCGTGAAGATAGAGATGAGCGTGAGCGTCTCTGGTTGGATGAAATAGCAATCACTGACAAGCTTCTGTTGAAAGAAGCAAAGGTGTCCCTTGAACGCCTTGAACGAGCAGAGACAGTTGAAAGAGAGCGTGATCGCCTGTGGAAAGCTCTACGATACTACGCAGAGTTTCACGAAGACCCTAATGACGGACCTTGGGGCGTACACAGCGACGATTTTGGTGCCATAGCTAGAGCAGCCTTGAGGGGAGAAGACTATGATCAGTAACATTTGCCTGTCTTGTGGCGATGACCTAGACTGGCCCAGCGGAGATGGGTGCGCTAACATGACTGCCCACAACAACAAGAACAAGCCTTGGGAGATGCTTGTGACTGACGTGGTAGACAATGATGACGGTGGTACAACAATCAGCTTCGACCTTGATAAGGAAGCCCATCAAGCAATGGCTAACATTGGTGTACAGTTTGTGTTGCATTGTGCTGCTGCTAATGTAGACATGCAGGTGGCCTTGGATGCTATCTTGAAGATGGGAGAGAACGATGAATGATGAACTGGTGAAGCGGCACGTAGAGCAACTGCGTCTTACTGGCGGCGACTTGGCGGACCTGTGCCAACCGCTGGCCGATGCTATCGAAGCCCTGACCGCAGAGCGTGACCGGGCGGAAGACGAACTTTACGAACTGCAACAAACCTGCATCACGCTTCGCGGGGAAAACGAAGCCCTAATCGCAGAGCGTGACGGATTGCTGCGCTGCGTGACTGACAACCATGTGGCCCTGTGCCGCGCCGAGAAGGCAGAGGCAGACTTCGCGCGCCAAGTGCAGCGCACCGACGAACAGCGCGAAGCATATGAACAAGCCCTGTCCGTTATGGAAGCTGAGCGTGACCGGCTGCGTGAGGCGCTATGGGCAATCTTAGCCTGCGAAACCCCCAACGCCAATGCCACAGTGACCCGTATGGCATCCATCGCCAAAGCTGCGCTGAAGGGAGAGACGCCATGAGTAACCTGAGCATTGAGCAAGCCATCGATGAACTGCGCGATCTGGTCCGGTGCCGTTGTCATCCAGCCTTCACAGAACGTAAGCTGCACGACCCAGACTGTAATTGCGACAGCGCAGAGGCTGTAGAAGTTCTTGCCAACGCCCTTCCCGCCGTGAGTTTTGAACCCGAGCCAAGACCTAAACCATTCGACTGCCAGTGCGGAGCTGTTGGTCCTTGTGAAGCACCCTTCTGCTTTGCCCCACAACACATACAGAGTGAGCGATGACTGATATCAACCACCAACCATGCCCACACCAGTCTTGTGGCAGCAGTGACGCTTTCTCTTGGAACATTGACAAGAGGGTCGGGTTCTGCTACTCATGCGCCCAGTCATACCCTTCCAAGAGAATGGATACCTTTGATTGGGTAGCAGACCGATATCCCCTGAAGGGAAATCAAGGGATACTCATAGAAGAAGAGGATGACGGCTACATGGATAAACCGAGTACGAGTGGGGTTCTGTCTACAAAACTTAAAGTCGTAGAACATGGGGATGGTGCTTATCTTCCCCTTCGTGGTATCCTCAAGGGGGCTATGGAGTTCTACAATGTAAAGACTTACAGCAAAGATGACGTACCTGTAAGCCAAGAGTATATCTACCCAAACGGCTCAATCAAGATCCGTGTCTTCCCTAAAGACTTCCACACTAACTCTGGGTTCAAGGGGGACATGCTGTTCGGTATGGACAAGTTCCCTGCTGGCTCTGCTCAGGCTGTGACTATCTGTGAGGGTGAGCTTGATGCTCTGTCATCCTTCCAGATGATGGGCAGTCAGTATCCCGTTGTGAGCCTGCCAAGCGCTACCCCAAGCAAGAAGCTGTTGGAGAACTGTAGGGATTGGCTTGGGTCTTTCGATAAGATTTACCTTAGCCTAGACTCTGACAAGAAGGCTGATAAGTTTGCTCTGGCTCTAATGAACCTGTTCCCTAGCCGTGTGTACAATGTACCACATGACAAGTTCAAGGATGCCAATGAGTTCCTACAGGCTGGCAAGGCTCAACTCTACAAGCACTGTTGGTACAACGCCAAGCTGTTTACCCCTGACAACATCTACTCCACAGAGGAACGGTTCCTAGAGCTTCTGCATGATACCCCTGAGCACAGCTATATCCCCACGGGTATTGCAGCCCTTGATGATAAAATCCTTGGTCTTATGCGAGGTCACTTCACAGTGATCAAGGGTCCTACAGGTATCGGTAAGTCAGAGCTTATGCGTTACCTTGAGAGTAACTTCGTCAATAACTATCCCAAGGTCAAGTTTGCTACATGGCACCTAGAGGAAACTAAGCTGCGTAGCCTTCTCGGTGTGGTGTCGTACTACCTCAAGGACAACCTTACTCGTAAGGACCTGATCGAACAGAAGGGTCGTATGGGTGATGTTGAGATGGCTATCAAGGGAATTAGTCAGAACACTGGATACATGCAATTCCACCTACGGGAAGAGGATGGTGCAGAGGAACTGATTGACCAGATCAGGGTGCTTACTCAGGTCTATGGCTGTGAGTTCATTATGATGGAACCCATTCAAGATATCGTAACTGTAGGGTCAGATGAGAGCAAAGAAGCTGCCCTTGCTGAACTTGCTGTACGCCTCTCTAAGCTTGCTGCCGATCTGAACGTAGGTATCATTACTATTGCCCACACTAACGAGATGGGTGAGGTCAAGTACT